ATACGCGTTGTAGTTACCGAACATCATGCTTTCTCCAATCCTCCATCAACGGCGGGTGCCGTCGGACACATAACACTGGAGACGGTCGAGCGCGTAGCCGTATATACCGGCGTAATCATCGCCGCCGTAGGTCGTGCCGTCATCGCATACCTCATCCCAGTACCCGGCGTGCGCGACGTCCTGAGAACGGTAGTAGACCTGCTTATAGTCACCGTTCGGCGTGATGTAGTACATCTGGACGCCGTCGATGGTCTGTCCCCAGATGCCTGCCATGCCGTTAACGGAGTCGTTGTAATTGGCGGTCTGCACCCAACCCAGCCAACCGCTCTCCTTGGTGTGGACGCGATAGCGAAGGGTGCCGGTATCGGTCCACGCGATCAGCATATCGTGGGAGCCGTACGGCACACCAGCAAAACCCTCACTATTGGAATCGTTGAAGTTGGTCACGGCACTATTCCACGCCCCATAGCGGTTATGGAGGGCATAGTGGACGTTGACCGACTTGCCCGTTGACTTGGGGAACTTAGTACGCGTGGCAGAAGTCGATGGCTGGTACGTGCCGCCGTTGCCGTCAGTAGGTGCGATCGGCGCGATATAGCCGCTACCCATATAGGCGGCGACATCGCGTTTGAAATCGCTCCAAGTCTTGCCATACTGACGGAAATAACCGACCGGGTCAGTATGGTCAGACCCGCCCCAGATACGTGCGGCCTCGTAATGGCTGAGCAGGCGGCTGGTGTCCCAACCGCGTGCGCGGAGTGTATCGCCTGCCCACTTCACGGCCTCAGTCCATTGCTTGGCGAAGTCGGTGGCATTTGTGGCGTGTGCCAGCTCGATGCCGATCGTACACCAATTGCCATTGCCGACATGCCAGCACAAGCGGTTTTGCGGTACCGTATCGTAAACCTTGGAGCCATCAAGCTCCATGACGTCATGCACTGCGTAGGTGTCATCGCGTGACCACAAAAGCACATGGTTCCATGCGCTCGCGCCCGGGTTAGCCGTCTCGTGGATCACGAGGTATTGCGGTGACAGCGGCCCGTGCCCATTGCTGACGTAATTTGTGATGCGCTCGTAGGCATAACCCGTTGTCGGTGCTGTGAGTGCCAGTGCGATAGCGGCAGTACTGGCGGCGAGTGCCAATCGTCGAACGATATGCACTCGCCGAGTAGGGTGAGGCTTAGGTAGACGTCCAGCCACATCGGCATTTGCCTTGATACCCAAATCACTCACCCTTCCAATAACATTGTCCATCATTACTCACTCGCCGGTTTCGCCGTCGCGGTCGTCACACCGAGGAGTGCGCCGACGAGCGTACCCGCAGCGGTGATCACCGTCACTGCGATGCTAGTCGGCTCCCAATTGACGGCGGTACCGACGGTACCGACAAAAGTCGCTACTGCGGGCAAGGCAACGAGGCCGACCCACTTGAGAATATTATATGCCTTATCGGGCAGAAGGTATTGCATGATTACTCCTTATTCTTGATGTGCTTCCATAATCTCATTATACATGTGTGTACCCGGCCCGTTGAGCCCCAATTCATCATGGTAATGGTGGTATATGTCGTCGACTTGTTGCTTGTCGGCAGCAGAACACGGATGGCCTTCTATGACGAACCGCCGGTGTAGATCTTCGAGTCGGTAAAATAGTAGCTCACCGAGCATGGCACGATTTTGTACGCGTTCCTCGTGCTCACGACGCGACAGGTTATACAATCGCCCAGTGTTGGTTTTGATCGCATTCAGTAACCAACCGATTATCGTACCCATAATCGTGGTCACGACAGTCATCGCTATATATTCAAACATCGAATCAATACCTCTTAAACGACAAATGTTCTCCGTACTAGTATTGACGTGATATACGGAATGCTAGCCGTATATCGCGGTGATTGTCTCCATGTCGCCGGCAGCTAACGTAAGCGCGGCGCCGAGCCCGGATGACAGGTATGTGTTGTACCCGACTTTCTCGAATGTCACAGTCTCGCCGGACACATGTGCCACCGTGTTTGCCGTCGTAACCGAATATGCGTTGTTGCCGCCCATTGCGCCAGACACGACGTGCGTCCCGTCCATCGTGGGCATAATGGCGTGCTGTCCGTGCGAGAAGACGACAATAACCACTGCACGTTTCTTGAGCCCTGGCACGGTCACTGTGCCGTTAAGTGTGATTCCCGGCCTCGCCAAGACACGGGATACAGAATCCCTGAGCGTGGCGAGCGAGGCCACGGTGTCGAAAAGTTTGACTGGCGTGCCGACGCTGATGCCGTTCAACGGGATGCGCCAGAGCTTCAAGTCGTTCGAGGTCGTCGCGGGGTCCGCCGCCGTCCCCGTGCTGGGCGTGCCCTTGATGACGACGGGTGTGATACTCTCGATGCCCGCGCCAGTCTTGGCATAGCGTGCCACGACCAAGTCGTTACGCTTCTGGCCCTGCGTGCCGGATTGGACCGTCAGCGAGGTTGCCGCCTGGTTCCAAAAGCGCTTGCCGCCAACCATACCTACACCGGTTCCGATGGTCGCGCTGTTCGCGCTCGCCATCGTGAGCTTAAAATCGTCACCGTACTTGAGCACGCAGTCGGCTTTGCCGACCGTCGCGATATTAAGGGCCGACAGGTCGTCCGAGCTGATGTGCTTTGTACCAGTCATGCCGTCAACAATCTCGAATGCCATGGTACTACTCCTTCGTGTTGCTCATGAACTGCTGGAACTCACCGTCGTGCTTGGCGGCGAGCTTCTTGTACTCGTCCGTACACCCCTTGCACAGCAGGCGCGTGGCCCTGCTGCCATACTGGTCGAAGCGCTCGACCTCGCGCCAGTCACCAGCCGCCGCAGCACCTTGCTGGAGGTACGCGTCCGCGCCGCATCGGTCGCAGGTGTAGTGGGTGAAATTCTCTGTCTTTGCCATGTTCTCTCCTTTACTTAGTCCTGAGCCACGTGTGCGGCCCGATACTCGGTACCTGTACCCATGTGCCGCCGATGTTGTTCGGGTTAAACGAGCCGTTCGTCTCCAAGTACTCGCCGACGTGGTGGGCCATGAGCCATATCGTGTTCTGGTCGATGGTATCGAGGATGTGCTGCCATGCAGTCCACGAAGAATCTGACCCGCCGCGCCGCCACCATATGTCTGCGCCGCTCATAGCGATCTGCTTCGGGTACCCACCAGAACTGTAGCTCCATTGCACGAAGGTGACGAGGGTCGCATAGGTCTCGCTGCTCGAAAGCCCGATGGCTTTCGCCGTCTTGAACTCGACCACCGTCTCGTGCGGATGGTTCTTCATGTACCAGCTCGGCGGCTGGTTGTCGTTGCGCGTGTCCTTGATCGCGCCGCCGCTCGGCCCCTGCGGGCCCATCGGCCCTTGCGGGCCTGTCGGACCTTTAGGCCCCTGGATGCCCTGCGGTCCTTGCGAGCCCGCGGGGCCAGTGGGGCCTGTCGGCCCCGGCTTGCCCGTTGGCCCTTGCGGTCCTGTCGCGCCCGCGTCGCCTTTCGGGCCCTGCGGGCCGGTCGCGCCTGTAGCGCCTCGCGCGCCGGTGGGTCCTTGTGGTCCTGTAGCGCCAGGATCACCCTTGGGGCCCTTGATGTTACCTACAAGGTATTTCGCCATGATCACTCACCTATCTCGTAGTAAAGCTCACCCGTAGATGGGTCGTATGAGAGTGGCGGGGCTGCCGCCCCGTCTGCCACGTGCGACCAAAGGTTGCCGTCAGAATCGACCGTCAGCGAGAAGAACCCCGACAGCGGTACGGTGACGCCAGAATCGCCGCGCTCCCCCTTCTCGCCTTTCGGGCCCTGTATACCCTGCGGGCCGCGCTCGCCTTGCTCGCCCTTCACGCCCTGTGGCCCCGTTGGGCCAGTTGCGCCCTTCGCGCCGGTCGCGCCGGTCGCGCCCGCGTCGCCTTTCGGGCCCTGCGGGCCGGTCGCGCCGGTGGCTCCCTTTGGACCTTGCGGCCCCGTGGAACCCGCCACTCCAGTCGCGCCGACTGGGCCCTGCGGACCGATCGGGCCCTGCTCGCCTTTGACGCCGGTCGCGCCACTCATGTCGGCGACGAGCGAGTAGCCATCCGCTGACTTCACGTACAGCTCGGCGTTGTGCGGATCCTCGACATTCGAGCTGATTATCGCGAAGCCGCCGACCGCCACACCGTCGACCTTCCACCCAGCCTGCATTGCCTCGTAGCTGGTGTAAACCTTCGAAATGGAAAAACCCTCGCCGGTATCGCCCTTCGGGCCTTGGATGCCCTGCGGGCCTTGCGGGCCACGTGGGCCGGTCTCGCCCTGTATACCCTGTGGGCCTTGCTTTCCCTGCACGCCCTGTAGGCCTTGCTCACCGGTCTCGCCTTTGGGGCCTTGTGGGCCAGTTGCTCCCTTTGGGCCCTGCGGTCCTGTCTCGCCTTGCGGCCCTGTCTCGCCTTTCGTACCCTGTGGGCCTTGTGGACCGCGCTCGCCAGTTGCGCCCTTCTCGCCCTTAGGGCCTTGGATGCCGGTGGCACCGCGTGGGATACCGAGTGAGAGCGTCTTGACCAGTCCATCGCCCGAGAGCGACGCGGTGGCCTTAGAGCCTTCCGTGAGCGTGGACACTTCTCCCATGGCGATATCCGCCTGTGCCCACGTCTGGAGCGAATTCGAGGCGTCTGTTACGGCCTTGTCGGCCTTGACCTCAACGGCCTTGAGCGATTCCGCGTCGACTTCCGCACTAAACGTGTAGTTCTCGAGCTTCAGGCCCTTTCCTGCCAAGTACGCGTGCCCGCCACCTCCGTCGGCGATCGCGCTGGCCGAGTTCTTCGTCGTGGTCTCACTGCCGACCTCGTACTTGTATGTTGCCACGCCACGTGAGACCTGCACGATCTTCTTCACCACGGTTGCGCTAACGGTCTTACCATGCGCGTTATCGCGCGCCGAGATAATGTCACCGACATCGACGTCGATATCGTCGTGTGCGTCGACCTCGACGCTGCCCCGGGTCTGGTACTCCCTGAGCTTCTTGCCGCCCTCCTCCTCGAGCTTCGCCTCGTCGGCGTTGCTGTAGTCGTAGAGCGCACATATCTCGTCGACTCCAAAGAGGCTCTGGGTGTGGCTGACGTTACCGGCCGTGTCCGCATAGAAATGGACTACGGCGCGGTTCTCGAGCTCGCCAGTACCCGCACAGACCAGGTGATTGATACAGCGGTGAACCGAGGTCAGCGTGAAGTCCAAAAGGTCGGAATCGACCTTGTTCGCATAGTCTACAACGGGCGGCAGAGAGATTTCAACCTTATCACCCTTGCGGCGCATGCCGACCTTGCGGCCATTGGCCTTCGCCATGGCTTTCAGGCCGCTGTAGCCGTCCACGAATCGATCGAAGGTGTAACTCACCGATGTATCGTCGGAAGCGGCGGAGAACAGCCCAGAAAGCCCCATGCGCTCGATGAGCGACGCGAGCACATCGTCAGCCTTGCCGCTGACGGAGAGGTATCCGCTTCCCGAATCGGGGAGCAGGCGCTTGCCTGCCAAAATACCATGCCAGGTGCGGCCCCTGCATAGAATTGAGCCGGATGCCTCCCTGCCGGCCTCATAGCTCGCCTGGTCGACGACACCGCCATACTCGGTGCCGTCGATGAACACAAATTGCCCCTCTTCGGGGGCCTCGCCCGCGCGGGCCTTCAATTTCAGTGCGTTCTCGTCGCTGCCGAAAGCTATGTCAAGCTCGAATTCCTCGATTTCGCGGACATCTCCCACGGTTGAATCATGAACCACTAAGACCATGCGGGCTCGCCCTCTTCCTCGTACAGAGTCAAGTCGAAGCCGAAGCTATTATCCCACGAGATTTCAGACGTGCCGGCTGGCACGTGCTCAAAGATATACTCGCCAGAACCCGCGCCGCTGCCTCGGTGCGCCTTGCTGAATGCGTCCATCGTGGTGCCGTCTGCGGCGACCACGGTGACGGTGCGTCGCAACGGGTCGATATCCATGTAACCGCCCTCGGGAACGGTCACGTCCACCTGGTATAGATTGCCGGCCAGGCGTACAGAAGGGTTGACCGCGGGCCCATACACGACAAACTTCGCGGGGCTGTCGGAGTAGCCTGGGTTGATGGCGTATTGCAGCGGTTGGGTCACGCCTAGGTCGTACGGCAAATCATGCGGCAAGTCGAGAAACTCATAGTCCTCCGAACCCTGCACGGGCACGAACGCCGTCTTAGTCCCCCTGCGCCATACGCCATCGAGCAAAACCAAAGTGAGCTTGGTCGCGAAAAAATCATCGCCGATGCCGTCCACCTCGGAAGCTACGACGAAACAACGCTGGAACCAGTCATTGACATAGATAGTGCCGGGCGTGCCCTTCTGCATGTCCGTGTCGGCACATCGGCGGAAAGCGTCAGCAGGTGCCATGTTTGCGAAAAACGCCTTGAATGAGACCTTGCGGGCACCGCGCGAGGCCGTGGCCAGTGCGCGATACCCGATTTTGTAATCCCATTCGCGGCTAAAGATGTCGTTCGGCTTACCGACATATACATCGGAATTGAGCGGGATGACAGTCCCCGCATTTGACTTGTATTTGATATCAAGCATACGCGACCGCCTTTCTCGCCTTGCGCCCGAACTCCGATTCACCCATAACGGGCGTGAACTCAGCGATGATGGATGGCAGGTTCTCGGCCAACCAGCTGATAACGGCCGATTCGCCGCCGGCAGTGCTGCTGACACCGGGCATGGCGACATCTTGTGCCGTTGAAATCATACCACGCATCGCACTATCTGTAGACCTCAACAACACGTCGGCATCATCGTCGACACCGAGTGCCGCACCTTGCATCGTGTATTGGCCGATTTTACGGAACACACGTGATGGTGAGTGGATGCCGAGCAGGTTTTTTGCGGCATTGATGGCGTCGTCGACTGCGCCTTTAACGCTGTCGATCAAACGGCCTGCGGCACTCGTGACACCGTTCACCATACCTTGAATAATGTTAGAACCGATCGATGTCACCTGGCCGGGTATAGACGCGAGGCCGTTGATGAGGTTGCTTGCGAACTGCGACGCCGCGCTCGTGGCGTTACTCGCGAACTGCGACACCCAGCCGACGACAGTCGAAATGACGCCGGAGAGCCATGACGCTATATTGCCGGGCAGCGCAGACATGAAACCGGCGATACCGGAGATGAAACGCGAACCGGCGCTCACGGCATTCGACGCCATATTTGCTACCCATGCGGCGACATTCGCAATGACCGTCGACAGGAACGCGGCGATATTGCCAGGCAATTGCGCGAACCATTGCACCAACGTGTTGATCGCGTTCGGCAAGTCGACCGTGAAGAATTGCACGACACCTGTCACGAACCCCGAGATGTCCTCATACAGTTGTGCGAAACCGGTGATGACAAACGCGATGACTTCTGTAATGGCGGCAAACAGCTTGATGGCTACGCTGATCGCCGCTGCGAGCCCGACGCCGATGATGTTAGCGATGAACTCGAGCAGGGGCTGTGCTGTCTGGATCGCCCCGAAGAAATCATTGAAAGCAGGCGACAGCTGGTCGATCGCAGGGAGCACCAAGTCGTTGACGGAATCACCGAAAGTCTTGACACCAGAGCTGATCGCGCTGAAAACGCTGTCGGCGGCGTCTGCCGCCGGCTTCAAATTGTCGTTGAATACGCTTTCGAGTTTGCCGACGACTTTGTCGACACCCGCGAACGCGTCGCGCATCGGCCCTTGCACGGCTTCAGGCAAGACATTGATGAGCGCATTGCGGAGGTAGAGGCCGACACCAGGCGCATAGTCTGCAACCGTCTGCCCGAGTGTCGTCATGATCTGGCCGACCCTCGGGATGATGTTCTTACCCGCAATGACAACCGACTGGACGAGCTGATCAGTCAGGCCTTCCATGTCCGCGTCCTCGTTGCCGAGGCCGGCAAGCCAGTTATCCCACGCGGCCTTCGCCATGTTGACGGAGCCCTCGATGGTAGTCGCTGCCTCTTCCGCAGTCGTACCTGTGATGCCCATCTCGTCTTGCACGATGTGGATGGCCTCGACGATGTCGGAATATGAGTCGACAGAGAAATCGCGTACTTTGCCTTGCGCTGCCGAGAACTTCTCGGCGTCTGCGAGCAGGCGTTGCAGCTCAGACTTCGTGCCGCCATAGCCGAGTTTCAGGGAGTCGAGCATCTCGTAGTTACCGCGCGACAGCGACATATATGCTTCTTGGACGGTCTCAAGTGACGTGCCCATCTTGTTTGCGTTGTCACTCATGTCCGTGATGGCAGTGTTGGCCATATCGGCTGCAGCCTCGGTGTTGCCGCCGAGTGAGCTGATCAACGCCGCCGCGAAGCTCGTCGAGATCTCCATATAGCGGTTGGCTGAAACACCGGCCGTCTGGTATGCATTTGCGGCATACTGCTGCATCTTGCCCGACGAGGCTTTGAACAGGGTGTCGATACCGCCGACTAACTGCTCATAATTCGAATATGCGTCGAGTGCTGTCTTGCCGATGGCGACCGTCGCAGTACCGACTGCCGCCACGGCCGCAACGCCGGCTTTAGCAGCGATGCCCAATTTGTTTTTGATGCCGTCGCCGATCTTGTCGACCTCGCCGGATGCCTGGTCGTCGCATGTGATCTTGACGGCGAGGTCGAGTAGATTCATACGACCACCAATCCCGCCCTTTTCGTGACGTCCGCCACGACTGCCGCGGCGTCGATGTCTTCATATACCTTGGGCCTGATCTGGTCGTACCATCGGCGACCGATAAACTTCTGCTGGCCCATAAGGTATAGGGAATCGGTGACGTATACCTTAAACGCCATCTCGTCCCGTTCTTTCCTATAGCGGGCCAATGTGAACTTGACGAATGCGTCTGCCCTTAATGGGCCTCGGAACTCGCCGAGGCAGAGCCAGGCGCATCTGCGCCCTTCCCCGTCTCCGACGATGATAAAAAATTGAGGAACGCATCGTCAGTCACGAGCTCCATGACGTCGGTGAACAGCTTGGGGAAATCGAGCGATGCGGCGTACTGCTCAGGGGTCACGCCCTCAATTGCTGCCATGATGGCGATGATGTCGGCCTTATGGCTTTTAAGCAAAACAGGCAGGCCCTTGCACATGCGCTTCGCGAAGAAATCGCGCGCCTTCATGCCGTCGGGCACGGCTTCGCGCTTGAACATCGCGGCGACGTCCTTGTCCTGCACCATGTTCGCGATGGGGTTGATGATGTCGGCGATGACGTCGAGTACGCGGTCGCCCTTGATGTCACTGAGTTTCATTTAATTTTCCTCCTTCAGGCTATGCCTACTTATCAGCAGAACCAGCCTTGATATAGATTTCAAACGGGACGGTGTCGATGTTTTCATTACTGTAGTGGCCAGTGTACTCGAACTCAAACGTGCCCTTCGCCTTGTCGCCGGACTGGATCTTGAAACCACCGGTAGACAACGCATTGATGAGCTTGATCGCGATGAAACCGGCCTTGCCGGCAGACGAACCGTCTTCATTGATGTCAGAATAATCGCCGACCCACCAGATGTTTTTGAAATCTTGGGCTTCGACAGAGTTGCGGGGCACGACCTTGGTCGGGTCGTCGCTCGCAACGGCAGCAGTGCCGATGACAGACATCGCTACATTCGTATCCATCGTGACAAACGAGCCGGACATCTTGGCTTCCCAGCTGTCGAGCTTCTTGAGCTCTTTCGTGTTCTTCGGGCAGTTGTCGATGTCCTCGCCGAAATCGGTGAATGACGGCGTGGCCTCGAACGACACGCCGCCACTTGTCGCGCCGACGATGTTAGACGCGGTGACCTCGCCTGTCGCCGGGTCGAACTCAGTGGTGAGGATACCGGCATTGAGCTGGAGCTTCTTGAAAGTATCCGTAGGAATCTGTGTGAACTTAGCCATTTAACTTGTCCTCTCAGAACGAGGTGATAAACTCTGCCGTCACATTGATGTGGCGGCGCTTGATCTTATCGTCAGCGGTGTCACCCATGCTCTGGCAGAACGGTGAGCCTTTTTTCAGTACGATTCCGCCGCCGTCACATGGGATACACTTGCAGCCGATGAGTGCCTTTGAGACTTCACGCGCTTTCGCATTCGGCTCCGCCTCGGAGTCACCACGGTACCAGATGTCCATCGACAACGCGACTTCGCCGCCCCAAAAGTCGTCGACTGCGAGCTCATACGTGATATATGGGAACTCAGCATTATCGGGTACAGAAGTCGCAGCATACGCTGGAATCAAGAAGCCCGAGAAGAATTTATAGATAGTAGCTTCAGGCGTCATGATAACTTCCACTCTTCTGCCGACACCTGCTCGAAACTGAACGTCGCCACATCGGGTGTACGCATATCGTCCCCGTTGGAAGTCACACGGAACACTTGGCCGTCACTGACACGCTTGAAAACGTCATGAAATTCGAGTCGCGCGTTTGTGTCGGTAGTCACCGTGTAGACGTTCGATACGCCCTCTTTTTCAGCAACGCGTGCCGCCAGGGTGGTGTCGCGGACGATAGCCGCGTCGAAGGCGGCACCGTCGACCCACGTGGTCGTCCACCCGCCTTCGCCGTCGCTCACGCGCTTCTTCTCCATGAGCACGCAAGGCTCTTTGAAAGTATCAATCAACGTCATGGCAATTTCCTCCAACGGTTGAGGCGTCGGCGAAATGCGTCTTGCCATCGCGCCGGCATGCCGTCGGAAGCAGTGGCCTTCGTATATGAATACCCGCCGAACGACTCAGAAGTATATGCGGAGTCGGGGTTGGCCTTACGCCACGCCTCGATCTCGGTCGCGATGTCGATGACTGCCTTCGGCACCGCCAGCGCCCACACCTCGCCATCGAATACCTCGTCAGTGAGGTCTGACGCCGGGTATTGGTGCAGGCCGTCGTTGAACACACTGCCGACGATGCGGTAATACTGGCCCCGCTTGACGAAGCCATGCGGGAGGGTGAGCTCGCCGTCCATGACGGTAAGCTCACCTGCGAGGTAATCGCATTCGAACCAATTGTGGATCTCTGCGAGCAACTCCTCCAGCATATCGACTCCTTAGGCAGTCTTCGGCGCGGTGATGATGCCCTTCATGTGGCCGGCCTTCAGCGTGTTCTTGAGGGCGACGCCTGCGACGAGCTCGACCTCGCCCTTCTTGACAGCGCCAGGCTGCGTGAGGTCGGGCATGTAGGACGTGATGACCTTGGTGCCAGTCGGCGAGATGCCGTGGAAGGCGTCGAGGCCGAACTTGACGGCGTAGATGTCGGAAGTGCCGAAAGTGTCGGAACCGGCAGCGGTGTCGGCGACGATGTCGACAGTCTTGGTGCCGTCGTAGAACTCGCCGGCGTCCATGAGAGCAATGCCGTTATACATCTCGACGCCACGGCCAAAATCGTCCTTGGTGACATCGTAATAACCTGCACGGCGGGCGATGCCACGGAGCTTGGAGAGCATCTTGCGGTTCATGAGCAGCATATCGGGCATGCCGTCGAGGCCGGAGATGAACTCATCGAGCTCGTCGAGGAACTGGTTGTAGTTGGCGTCCACATTCGCGCTGGTAGACAGGTCCGCAGTGGCGGTGTACTCAGTGGAAGAATTGGCAAGCAACTTGTTGAGGCCGTCGAAAGTACCGGTAGCCTTACCTGGGGCGGCAGTACCGGTCTTGGTGCCGTTGATCACGCAGTGCGTGAAGAAGTTGGCAGTGGCCTTGATCTTCTCATCGGCCTGGAACACGAGTTCGTCAATGGCGCCGGAAGTGTCCTGGATGACACGGTCGACCTCGAAAGCACCACCCATAATGATGGCCTGCGTGGTCTTCTTCTCACGCTTGGCCTCGTCGGCAGTGTACTCGGAATTGATCGCACGGACGGCGGCAGTGGAAGGCGTCTTCAGCTGCGTGTAGCCGTAGACAAGCGTGGAGCCGCCGGTACCGGGGGAGATGGCGTTGTCGAAAGTGAGGCGGTCGAGGAGCAGGGAGGATCGACGGAACATGTCGACGATCTGCTGGTCGACCTTGTCGGCCATGCCGACCTTGGCCTCTGCGAGGGTGATAGGCATAATTGCCTCCTTTAATCAGTGTTCTGCTTGGTGTACTTCTGTCGCAGGGCGTCACCCAACGACTTCGGTTCTGCCGCGCCGTCGCCTGCGCCTGCAGGGGGCGTATCGACGCCCGCGGGCTTCTTATTCGTGGTCGGGATGAAATCGGACCACTCGCCTTTGACCTTCTCCGTGACCTTGTCGGCGTCCTTGATGGCGCCGTCCTCGACCACGATTTCAGACAGGTCGGCGACACGCATCACGGCATCCATACGCTTGGGGTCGACGCCTGCATCGGTGAGCAGCTTGCGGTACAGCGATTTCTTCTCGCGGTCGGCGGCAGCCTTAGCGGTGTCTGCCTTGAACGCCTCGAAATCGGCGTGCTCCTTCTCGAACTTCTCCTTGAAACCGTCTGCCGGCTTGGCTTTGAGCTCCTCGAGCTCCGCCTCGGCCTTCTTCAGTCGGTCCGCGGCATCCTTGAGCCCATCGCGCTCGTCCTTCAGCGCGTTGACGGTCTCAGTGTGTGCGTCGATGATCTGGTCGATCTTCTCGTCTTCGATCCCCATGGATCGGAGGAGTTTGCGGGTAAGTGCCATGGTGTTCGCTCCATTCCTTCGGACTCTGGGGCACATGCTTCGACCCCATACTGTATAGCGCATTGCTTCGCGCATTTAACATAAATAATACCAGATTAACTGCTGCCACCGAGTGCCTTTTTCAGTACTTGTCGGTATTGTGCACCATGCTCGGAAGCCGCGGGCCTCAGGAAAGGCTGCGCCTTCTGTCGCGAAGTGCCCAACTCGACGTACGGCGCGTATTTAACATTCGTGCCAATGTACACCGCATTGTCTGCGGCATCCACTTCGTGCGTGATCGACGCACGTAAGTTACCGGTGTCGACCGGGCATTTCTTGGCCGCATAGTTCTCAGCCAAAAGCCCGATCTTCTCGAGCGCGACACCGATAGCCGACTCGATACCGTCGACTACCTGCTCGGTATTGTCTTGCTTCACCGATACCTCGCCGGCCATGTCACGCCTCCTCAGTATAAAACGGGCAATCGGCACCGTCGAAGTATACGGTATCAGGCTTGATGTTGCCGAGGCGGCGCTCGTACGCCATGCAATATGACTTGTCGGGCGAGTCCTCCCACGGCGCCGGGCCGTGCGCATTCGCACAGGTCCGGCATTTGCGTGGGTTGCGCTTCAGGCAGCCAAACGAGTCGTCGAGCTCGAGGTTGGGTACTTTCTGTTTATAGGTAGCCATGGTACTCCTTATTTGTATTTGCTCTTCGAGCCGGTCCACTCTTTGGGATCCTGCTGGAACTTATCGTAACCCTGCTCGGGGTGCAACTCCAACACGACATGCATCTTGCCGTCGCTGCCTTTGTACACATCGGTAGCGGTGTAATAACCACCGCGCTGCAAGATCATCTCCGATTCCTGACCGAAACTATGTTGTTCCTTCTTACCGTCCCATTCACCGTAACTTGCGCCCGAGAATGCACTGAACGGCTCCGCATACATCATCTCCGACCCGGCAGGGCAATAGATCTCCATAGCGACAGGCTTATGGCTGAAACCTTTACCGGCCGCAGTACCAGTCGACACGAATGACTGGATGCGGTTGGACATGCCGACGAACGATTTGAGCTCATCAGTACTCATACCGCTCAACTTCGACGCGCTCGTGCCGAAGAACGACTCCATGGCGTTGTAGTCGCATCCGCGCACGACCCATGCGTCGTGGTCGTACGTCGACTTCTCGATGAGCGACGTCATGTTGCGGATCGCCGAACCCTTGCCTTCGTAATCGATCCAGACGTCACCTGGGCCGACATAGAACTTCTTCTCCCATCCCGTGCCAGGTGCGCTATACGGCTTGCGGAAGCCAGACAACGGGCGGTTCCACGCACCGGAGGCTGCGGTATAGCCGTAGATACCCTTACGTTCTGCAGAGGTAGCTTCGCGCCAGACCTTACCGCATCCTTCTCGAAAATGCTTATCGGCCTCGGCCGACGAATCAAACCTCCATGCGTTCGCCTTGCGCTCCTCGCTGAATGCCGAGTCTTCGACGAGTCCCAGGTCGACCATCTGCTTGTGGATCGACTGCCGCTTGAGCCTCAATGCCGACATCTTGTCGACATGTGATTTGTACGCCTGACCTTGCTCATCGAACTCTTTTGTGTCGTCGATGAACTTCGACCACTTCGCGAATGCCTGGTTATCGCCTGCATCCGCGGCCTTTGCGGCTTGCTCCTCGAAATACTCGAGTTTCTTCGGGATCGCGTCTTTCTTCGCGTCCCAATCGGCGAGTGCCACGGGGTCTTTCCAAATGCCTGAATACGTCTTATCGGAACTCTTCATGAGCTCTTTCAGCACGTCGATCTCATTGTCGACGTCCTTCAACTGGCCGTCGAGTGCATTTGCGAGCTTCTGCTCTTCGGTCAGCTTCTCGGCTTTCCACTCCTCGTAGCTCATCTCGCCGAGCTTGTTTGCACGCTCGACCTCGTCATACTCCACATCGCCGATCACTGGCACGAGCGTGCAGCGGCAGTTGTAGACCTCGGAGGCGAGGCCGTCAGGGTCACCGGGGTACTTCAGCCCGTTGCTGAACTCGGCATCGAGCTTGACCGTCTCACCGTCGAGGTGGCGGTGGCTGCCACGCGTGCGCGAATCGAGCGCTGCGAGCCATTGCTTTTCGACATCGATACCCATGCCGGCGGCGCGCTCGTAGCCCTTGAGCTTGCCGAGCGAATGTGCACTGGTAATAGCGGTGCGCGCCGCCTTCATCGCGGCCCGCTGGTCCATGGCGGCGATACCGGCGATTGACGCGGCGAGCTGTGGGATCGTCTGCCCCTGCAGTACCGCCTGTGTCACCGCAGACGTGACATGCCGGCTGTTCCATGCCGTATCTTTCGCCTTATCGAATGCAGCTTGCGGGAGCAGGTCGGGCTCGTTCGCGACGAGCTCCATGACGGTGTTCTTGTTGTACAGCGTGAACGACGTGTTCGCCTTGGCGCCGTGCTCGATCTCATACGTCGCGAAGTTCATGCCTTCGGCATACACACCCGCCGGCACTTGGTTGACGTAAGCCATCGCCATCTTGTCGGCAGCGGTGAGGTCCTGCACCAATGCCTTCTTGAGTGCCTTGAGCTGGTCGTTGCGCAATGCCTGGTCCTTGCGCCAGGCCTTGTATGCCTTCGCGTCCTTCTTGCCGGCTGCGACATCTGCTTGCCATTTCGCATTATCTGCCGCGAACTGCTTAAGCGAGGTCTCGATGCGGGAGGTCATGCCATCGATCGCATCGGCGTAGGTGAGCTGCAGCTTCCCCTGCAGCTCCTTCGCCTGCTTCTCAAGCAATTTGGCCTGGGCGTCCTCCTGTGCCTTCGTGGCCAGCTTCTTACCGGCCTTGTCTGCTCCATTCTTTGATTTGTAGCCGTTCTTGAACGTGCCGTCGGGCATCATGTATCCATAAGTGCCGTCGGTGAACGTGTTGACGACATAGCCGCCCTTGTCTTCACTCTTCACGACCTGCTGGCTTTTCGGCTCTGTGGCGGTAAGCTTGGCGGCTGCCTTCTTGACACCGTCTTTCGACTTGTATCCCTCCTTGTGCTTACCGCCGTCCGTCATGTATCCGTAAGTGCCATCCGAATAGGTGTCGATCTGGAAGCCGTCGAAGTATTGTGTCTTTGTGACAACCGCAGGGCCTTCGACTTCCTCGGACACAAGCTCGTACTCGCCGATTTTCAAGGCGTATGCGGCAGCTTCCTTAAACGTCTTGAACGACTTTATCGATGCATGGCCTGCATTCGTTAGATATTTCCACTCCGACATATACTTGATAACGGGGACCTCGTCAACTGAATGGATCTTTTTCACGGTAGGACCACCTTAAACACTAAAGCATGCCGTCATCGTCATCGTCGCCATCATCGCTAGCAGGTGCAGTGGCGTTCACCAGCGTGCCCATGCGCTCCTCGTTTTCGGCATCGAGGCGTTCCTTGATCGCCGGCACCTCATTGGGCGAGATGTTCGGCAGCTTGCGCAGGACCGTCTCGTGGTCGAGGTACGGGGCCTCGCTCATCACCATGTCGACCTGCTCTTTCTGGTTGCTGATGCGTGTGCGCTTAAACACCGGAGCGTCGTCGATACCCATGAGGGCGAGCAGCTGCTGCACGAACTCGGAGACCTGGTATTCGAAATCACTCGCCTCCTCATCCATAGGCTGGTAGGCCGCGTCGATATGGTCGTTGGTCGCGCCTGCCGCCACCGTGTGAACGTCGAGCGCGCCGAAGTCCTCGTAGATGCCGTCGCGGATCGACTGCAGGTATGCCTGGCGTGCGGCGTACGGGATCTCCTGGGTATACGCCTGCGCATTGCCGCCGTCGTCTGAGTCGACGAGCGCGACGTGGTTGATCTTCAGGCGGTCGAGGAACTTCTGCAGGTCCTTGTCGCTCATGCCGCCCGCATTTGACACGAGCCAGTAAATCTGCGCGCAATCGGTGAGGTCGTTCGCGAAGCCGCTGCGGATGAGGTCGTAGCTGTCAATCGCCTGGCGCATGCCGACAAGCGTCGATTGGTGGAGTTTCGAGCCCCACATCGGCACGACCGGCAACGCCGAGTAGTTCTCGCCGCCGATAACCTGCTCGATGCCGTCTGCCGGCGTATAGCTCGTCTTCTCGATGTACGGGCGCTTCTCATCGACCGCCTCAAGGCGTTCGTTCGTGGAGCCATTCGCATCCTGGCGGCTCTGATAGCGGGTGTAGCCGTCTGCCTCGTAGAGCACGACCTGCATCGGGCGCGAGCTATCGATACGCCAGAAGCGGATGCCTGCCTTGAGCGTGCCGTCGTATTCGTCCCAGAGTGGTACGAACTCGGTCAGCGGGAAGACGAACATGCGGTCGAGGTTCCAGAAGCCGAAGCAAACGCCGTGGATGAGCGCGTCGTATGCGAGCGTACGCAGGTCGTGGTCGAAATGCTTACCGAGCTTCTCCTTGGTCTCGTCTTTCTTGCCCACCTCGTCGACATCGATGAACGACACGCCCTGGCCGAGCGAGTACATCGTGCGCTGGGTGTTCAGGCGGTGGAAGAAATTGCTGGCGATCTTGTTGTTGCTCGCCGTGAAGTCCACGAGCTTCGAACCGGTGATGTCGAAGACCTTCTGCACGTATGTGTTAATCGTCGTGTTCTCCTGGCGGTCGTATGCATCGGCCATACGCGCCGTGCGGTACGCCTTGCCCGACTTATGTCGCTCGATCGCCTCCAGTGCGAAACCCTCGCGGTTGGCGTCGCCCGCCTCAACGAAATCCTGGTACGTGAGCATGCGCGACTTGTCATCGCGCACTTCGTCCCATCTCATACTTTGAACCTCCTAGGCCCCTCGTCTGCGCCACCCATGAACGGCGACTCGTATACCATGTCACGCGGCCTGTACACGCGTTTCGTCCTCACGAAATACCTCAGCGCATCCATGCCGTGGTCGTCGACCTTGACCGGCTTGTCTTGGTCTGCCTTATCATCCCACACATAGCCTGTGAATTCACGCGCCAATTCGGTGAGTGTGTCGCCGATTTTGACCTGGCCCAACTGCATCGCCGATGCGGTGTCGCGCACGCCGTCCCCGACATCGTTGTCGGCCTTCCTCACCTTGAAACCGCCGCGCTTGCGCAGCTGCGCGATAAACGACGATGCGCTGGGGTCGACTATGACCTCGACATCGGTGTCCTCCGGGGCGTCGTCCGTGAACACGACCAGGTCGTTGACGTAGTCGGGGTCCGTCTTCTGCCTGCCTTCCTCGCGACCGGAGTAACGGTATTCGCCGACTGCATGCCAGGTGCCTGCAGAGTCGAGCAGCCACTTGATCGCATGGAGCGGATTCTGCGTTCCGTAGTCGACACTGATGCAGTAGCCGCGTACGTCTCCCGGTTCCGCAGGCGACCATGTCGGCTCCTGGGCGTCCTTCCAGTTCGGGTACACGAGGCCTTCGGCCTTCGCCCACAGGCCCCTGATATACCGGTCGTAGTACACCGTGCCGCGGTACTCAGCCTTGAGACCCGCGACATATGCAGGCGGCAGGAACGGGTTGTCGTCGATCGTGTACCTTTGCACGAACATATCGATTCCCGGGTCTGCCTCGCCCTTGTCGATGAATTGCTTGAGCCAGTGTGTCGGGCCTGCAGGGTTGCATGCGCCGTGGCATTCGCTGTACGGCAGGCTCAGGCGGCTCTTGAGCATCTCGAACACATCGGGGTGGATGTCGCAGATCTCGTCGCAATATGCGAACTTGATCTCGGAGCCTCGGAGCTTCGATACCTGGCCTGCGTTCTCCGCACCGATGCAGTACACACGCTCGCCGAAGATCTCGCACCAGTTGCGGGCGTTGATGTCACCGACGAACTTGTCGCCCCACATGTCTCGCATGGGCGTCAAGACGTTACGCTCGATGTTCTCCTTCGTGGCGCCGAGGATCAACGCCAGGCCCTTCCTGCCGTGTAGCTTGATCAACCTGTCGGGGATAGTGTACTGCACTGCCAGGTGGCTCTTGCCGGAGCGCACGGCGCCCGTGGCGAGGTTCCAGCGGTGGTGCGCCTCGCGCACATATTCGGCCTGCTTACGCGTCAGCCTTATCTCCATCTGCCGCCTCCTCGATCTGCACGAGCACGTTCTTGACGTCGATGATGTCGCCGTCGTCTGCCGGTAACTGGGGCTGCATCGACCTCCAGGCGTCACCGCGTCGGTTGAACAGCCACATGGCGATGGCCTTCACGTCTGCCGGCACATGCTTCTTGACTTTCCTCGTCAACACTTCCCGGCCTGTGTCGGGGTCGAGCGCCCACGTCTCCTCGAAATAGTCGTACCCCAGCGCACGCCTGAGCAATGCGCCTTCCACCTGCCCGTCAACGAGGTCCTCGGTGACGGTGAGCGCCTTGTCGAGCTCGGGCGACTGCTGGCGCCATTTCATGAGTGTGGTGTGAGCGATACCGATCTTGTCTTCGGCGATCGCCTTCACCGAAAGCCCTCGGCGCCTCCAGTCGTTGATCAGCTCGATGCCGTCTTCGCCGAGCCAATAGCGCTTGCGCTGTATCGCGTTGTTGAATTTGATGTAAGGCAAAAATATCCCTCCTCGTCCATCGGAATATATTCTACAACGTTCGACGATGGCATTCGAATGGCCGCCTAACTGTGCATACTGTATATATGCGGTATGCACAGTTAGGTATATCGACGGCGTTTCGATTTATTTGAGTGTGTATATACGATATACACACTCAAATAAATCGAAACTTCTTCTGGAGTCGATCGATGTCAGCATATGCGCCATCGACTACCTGTCAAACACGTGACACACCGCTGTCACACTGTTTTTCGAGGCAGTGTGACAGATAGTTTTGACGAAACGCGACGTAAACGCATATGTTGGATACTACCTGTCACACTGTCACACTGTCACGCTGCCCTATACCCTATATTTTCAAAACATATATTCATAGCCTATATAGATATATTAGATATAAAAATATCTAATATAGGGGTACCTGTTGTTTGCCAGTGTGACACTTAGGTACCTAATAATCAATCTACCTCGTGTTTTGATGCCTATTACCTGTCACACTGTCCCGAAAACAGTGTGACGCATGTGTGACGCATGTGTGACGGTAACTTGCGGTCTGCAGAGCTGTATATAGGTCTACCTAGCGTTTTGCCGTTCACCTCCTGTCGACCATGCCGATTTCGTCCCCGGATACGAAAAATGCCCTGAGGCAAATATGTGCCTCAGGGCCCTGCAAGTATACGCGCTGAGTCGAAATCGCGCCTTCTACATATGCCTCAATCGTTTCTAGGCATATTCCAACACTGCCTTCACTCCTCAAATTCGGGGCAGCAGTTGCCTTCGTTCGTGACTGCGTCCTCGACTGCCGCGAGGATGTATCTCGGCGACCGGCGTTGCGCGCCTTGGAGCTTCGAGATCGCATTCGCCAGCGTGGGCGCGCAGATGCAGCAGTCGAGCTCGTCCGATTCGATGCAATGCCTGCATTCGCTGCAGTAACGGCGCTCACCGCCGTATGCACGGTCGATGTCGTCGTCGAGGCACCCCGGCGGCAGGTTGTAGCCACTTGCAGACTCATACTCGGCCATGCTCATGAGATGTCACCGGCCTCGGCCATTGCGATCCTCTCGCCGATCCATCGCATGACGGGAACCGCCATGCTGTTGCCTATCGCCTTGTAGCGTGGCCCGTCCGGGCACTCCTCCGCAGGTTTGCCGCGATAGGGTATCTTCGTCCAATCATCCGGGAATCCCTGAAGGCGCTCGCATTCGCGCGGCGTGAGCCTTCGCACAACCATGTCTCCTCCTTCCTCGCTGAAAAGCGTCTGAGTGTTGCCGGTGGAGAGGGTGAGCGACACCTCGTCACTCACCAGCGCTCCTTTGCCCCCGCCCGCGCATCCGCAGCGGACGAGCAGCGTGCAGGCGCTCACAGGCACACCGAGGGCATCACCGACCGCGAGCCCGTAGATACACGAACGCATGCGGTCCCTGTCATAATGCACGCAATTATATGTGGTCGACATAGCGCACCTCCTTCGCATCATATTCACCGACAGTGCCATCGGCGAACTCGACGAGCCCGACGGGTTTCTGGTTGTTCCCGAGGAAACCACCCCGCTGGAACCACCCGATCAGGCTGCCAATGTGGCCGTGTACGGTGACCGGCTTCCGCTCCATAGCCACGACCACTTCGACCTGCATCAATACCTACCCCTCTTCATGTTTCGTTTCTCGCAACGCGCCATCAACTCCGACATGTCGTCGACACCGATCGATGCGACACAATTGACAACCGCTTGGACCACGTCGGCGGCCTTGTTGAGCATCTCGTCGCGCGCCTTCGCCGAATACCTCTGGTTGTCACGGCGTTGTATCCAGAAACGCCACGCGACGAAGAACTCCGCCGCCTCCTCAAGCGGCCTTGCGAATTGCTGCCGATCGTCGGCGTAGACATATTTGAACGGCTTCACATCACCGATCCGCATTACGATACCTCCCTCCTTATCGGTCTTTGACCATGTACTCGACGCACATACCGATCAGCGGCAGAAACAGGAAAGCGTATTCGCCGCCTACGGCGAAATAGCCCCTATCGGCGAACGCGTACGCCGCAGCGATAGCAGTGGCGACTATCCCGATGACGGTCAATGCGGTGTAGACGAAATCACGCATCGTTAATCATCCCTCCGAAAACCATCGCAATCGTAGCCGGCGGCACGTGCCTTCATGCAGGCCTCGTCGCATGTACGTGCCATGACGCAAATATCAGGGCCGTCTAAGCGCTCAGCCCGCCATAACACAAATGGCGTGCCGTAATCGATGATGCACGCCTTCCAGCCGTGCGCGCGGTAACGCTCCGCGGTTGCGATTGCCTCGATATAGCCCCATTCAGGGATGTCGAACGGCTCGGCATCCTCGTCTTCCGGTGGCATGACGAAAACGATATACTCAGGCATTTGTTCCTCCTTCTAGTTGGTAAGGCCATTGTACTACTTTCAACGCATCGATATTTCGATAAATTGAAAGTATTTTCAAAATGCTTTAACGTTCTTGTTGATCAATAATATCTGCCATTTTGTCAAACAGCTCGTAAACGGGTATATCCATCCCATCTATGCCGTTGACGCCAAAAGCCATGAGCACACTGTCACTGAACAGGTAATTCGGCACATCGAAAATAACATTATCCTTGCGATAGTTACGCCAGTAATCGGCTTCGATACGCAGGCGCTTGGCTATCTCTTTCGTATCAGTGATCATCTGTAACCTCCCCATACTCGATATCATCGACATGGTCGAGGTCGACGACCACCTCGCCGACGACTTCCCCGTCGACCTCGATGTCGGCGCCCTCGTGCTGCAGGCGCTTCTCGACTTCAGCAATAAACTCCGCGGCCTTCTCGGCATACACGCCGACCGTGGGCTCGCCAGCGAACAGGCGCTCGTCGTAGCAGCGCTGCGCACGGCGGTTGCCGATCTTAAACAGGTATTCGAACACGAGCTCGGCCGCGCCCGCCATGTACAGGTCGCCGGTGAACACGATCTCACGCTTGTCGACGGCCACGCCGACACCGAAGAACGCCGACACGGTATCGGCCAAGGCGTAACGCCAGTGCTTGCGGCTGCCAACTGTCGTATGCTCCGAACGGGTGCCCTCGTCGCCGTTGGCCGCCCTGGCCTCGCGCGCGGCGTCGTATACCTGCAAGGCCTTGTCGATCAACTGGAACTCGTCGATGTCCTTCGTACGGCGGTCACGGAGGTTTGCAGCAATCGCCTGGCGGAAGCCGGCGTAATCGACAGGCGCGTCCTCGATGATTACGTCGCCCGTCTCGCCGTACTTGAACTTCTTGCCGCCGTCTTCGGGCTCGCCCTCAGCCTTGGTGAGGTCGATATGCACGACTTGGCCGTCGAGGTAGAACATGTCGCGGAAGTCCTTCGTGACCATGAGGGCATCGCCCTTCTTGGCGATGACGCCCTTGCGGTAGAGCGATGGGAACGGGTTCGCCGGTATCTCGACCAGCACGCCCGTCTTGTCGATCGCGCACTCGTTGATGAAACCGAGCTCTTTCTCAGTGAACGTTAACTCTGCCATTGTGTTTCCTTTCTCCTTTGATTTTGGCAATATCGCCATGGCTGCCGGCTCAGTTGAGCCGGCAGACTGGGGATATTAGCCGATGTTAATCAATGATGTGATGACGAACGCTATAGGTGTGCTTTTGCACTGAGCATGAATCGTCACGCTTACTGCTCATCAATCCCACCCACTTATAAGCCTCAGCAGCAGTTGCGAAAACGTTGACGTCGGCCTTGCCGGTGATCTCGACATGCTCGCAATCGTCGAAAATGGTATAACTCGAGACGATGTAGCACTCGCCGCCCTCGGAGATGCACGGATGCTTGCGTACAGTGTTGAGGGTGATGATCTCATCGTCGGTGAATTTCTTAGTATCCATGGTTATTCCTTTCATCTAGTGGATGAGCATTTCGATGCGGTCGAGCGCTTTTTGCTCCTCCTTCTGGTTGACAAGGTCATTATCCCATGTACACCGGCTCGTGCACATACCTATTTTAAAAATAATCAAAAAACTTTTCGACTAATTTGAAAGCAGTTTTGCATCAAGAACGCACTCAAGTGGGTCAATAAACATTAGCATTACGTGTGATAAAATAGAAAGTGCGGTTTTGGGCCACCGCACCTTCCTCCTTTGTGAGGAGAACGCCCCAGATGCAATCGCGCGTCTGGGGCGTTCTTCTATTTATCATGTCGCCACAGTCAGCGCGATGTCGGGGTGATACTAGGACTTGCCCGTCGATCCGAAAGCACCGTCGCCCCTCTCCTCGCCCAACTGCTCGACGAAATCTGCCAACACGATGGGCATGACGACGATTTGACCGATACGGGTGCCGCCGGGGACCTTCTTCAACTTGTCGGTCAAGTTGGTGACTGTCGCATACACCTCGCCTGTATAACCGGAGTCGATCGGCGGCAGCTCGCAGACGAGACCCTCGAGGCTCATGCCGGAGCGTGGGAACACGCAGGCCATGACGCCGTCAGGTAGATCGAGTGAAAAGCCAAGCGGGATTCGGCAGGTCTCGTGCGGTTTCAGGGTCTTACCGAACGTGGTGTATACGTCTGCGCCGGCGTCGTTGTAATGTGCACGTATCGGGAGCTTAGTTTCGGCGCCCTCTGCGATACGGTTGATTTTAATCTTCATCATTTACCTCCGTGATAATGTCGTTATCGAAACAATACACAGCGATGTCATGCTTCGGCTCGTCGGACGACATCGCGATATGTTCGATCTCCGAGATATTGGCCAAAAACTTCTCGATGTCGAACTTGAGGTGTGGCGCCGCCTGCTTGCCGCACCAGACTTCGCGGACGCGGTCGATGTCCTTCTCATATGCATGGAGCGACACAGCGAAATGCGTATACTTGCCGTAACCGACACCGAGCTCGTTCGCGATGTGCTTCTGCAGCTCCGTGAAGAACACGACATCGTAAGGCGTGCCGAGCCATACGTCGTTGGAACGCATGATGCCGGTGCAATCGAGCTTGCCCTCGCGGAGCTCGAACACGAGCGCGATAGTGCAGATCTCGTCTTTCATCTCGAAACGCTCGGTATTCGGAATGTTGAGATCGATGATGGCGCGTCGTGAACACGGGTCGCGCTTGAGCGTATCGATGACCTGCGCGACCTGGTCGAAGCCGTAGCGGTTGAACATAACTGCGTCGTACGCAGATCGAGTTGTCACGCCATCGCCGCCGATACACTTCAAAAACGACGAGAATTTCGATATGAACTCGACGTCGTCGCGGCCGGTGAAATACAATGCGAGCTCACCCAACATGTATGAGACAGAATAACCCGTGCGGACCGTCGCGATGTTGTCGGTGATGTCGAGCAACGTGAAACCGCTGTTGAGCAGTTCCTTAGTACCTGCCACCTCATGGCCCTGCACCGATATTTTGCCGCAGAGTTGGCGGTAGATGTCGTTCATCGACTTACCTACAGCATGCATTTGAGCACCTCTTTCATAGCAGTTGCCGGGTTGTTGTCTTCGAGCACAATAGCCGCGTCGTGCGCTTCGGCCCACTCCTGGTAACGCTTGTAGATCTCGACGATGTTCGGGCAGACGACATCGGCGTACTCGTCGCCGCGTTCGTTCAGGCGGCTGATGACGACATGGAGCGGCGGCAAAAGCACGATGATCGGGATACCAGCGAGCCCGCAGAACTCAGTCAGCGCCTCGGCATCGTCGTTGTCGATACGCGGCTCGCGGTCGAACAGGTCGGAATATACTTGCTCAGAAACCCAGCAGCGGTCGATGATGACACCGTCGCATGCGAGTTTCTGCAGATACTCCGGCACCGACTGGCCGCCGTTGGCAGTCATCTTCAAAATGTTCATGTCGAGCGCTCCGGCCAATGACTTCGCGAGCGTGGACTTACCGGCGCCGTCAGGGCCTTCGATGATGATGGGCATGGTTTACTCCTTTACGAAAATACGTACGCGTTTGTAATTGATACGGCATGTCTTGCTTGTCAAACCATAATGCTTGTTGGCCTGGCGGGTGAACTCATTTTGGCCGAGTGGCTTCAGATTGTTCCTGATGGCCCAAGCCATATAACGGTCATATACCAACGCCGTCGACTCGTTCACCACCTCGTCGACCGGTGTGTCTTCGAAATAACCGAGGACCGGATTGTTGGCGACGTGGTAATCCTTAATTTCCCTGACTACGACATCGGGCATCGTGAATGAGCGGTTCGTCAACACACGCTCGAGCCCCTTGAGGCCGATGTTGATCAAATGACTCATGACCTCTGGTGAATGGAGCTTGTACTTAATATAGGGGTCGAAATCCGGATCGTCTTTCGAAAACGTCGCCTTGAACGGCACGAGTACGATACGGTCGAGCACGGCACCGGTCTTGTCCCTGATGCGTGGCATGGAATTCGCCGAGAACAGCAGTTTGGCGTAACTGGCGAAATCGAACGGGTCTTGGCCCTTCCGCTCGGCGTTGACGCGGTCACCGCTTACGAGCTTTTTGAAAATCGCCGGGTTCGCGATGAACTCGTCGCCGATGTCGTCGCCGATGTTGGCCAGCTTGCCGAACAGCTCCGCCGTCTTGAACCTCTCGCCGAGCTCGGCTAGGTCGAGGGCCGACGTATTGCTGTCGCCGAGCAGCGTCTTGAGCATGTCCAGATACGTCGACTTGCCGTTCGCCTTGTCGCCGATCAAAATGAAACTCTTACGGAGCTCGTTGCGCCTATAGAACAGATAACCGATGACTTCCTCCAACAATGCATAGATCCCGTCGTCGCCGCAGGCGAGGCGGCGCAGCGTCTTGTCGGTGAACTCCGACCAGATCGTCGGGTCGTACTCCCATGGAATGCGGTTCGTGATCACGAACTTCGGCGAGAACGGCATGAGCTCACCCGTCTTGAGGTCGTACACGCCGTTGGCGAATGCGATGTAATCTGCATCTGCAGCGGGTGCGTCGTCTTGGATGAGCACGTCGAGGTAGTTGAGCACCTCGGTGCGCTTGGCCTTCGACAACATTGGCAAATGCCGGATCATCGCGTTCTCGATGAGCAGATTGCCGGACACATAGACGCCGTCGCGGTACACATGGAGCTGATGGCCGATCTTGATAATGCGGTGCTCGTTCTTGAGGTACTCGGCAAACTTGTCGAACAGGAACGTGCCTTTGTGAAAGAAAACGTCTTCGGCGAAAGCGTCGTCGCGGTAGACGACGCTCAGTTCTTGCTGCTCCATGGGCTTCTCGAACATGTACCGGTTGATGATGCCCAGGGTTTCGCGCGCCTCGTCTTTCGTGAAACCCTCTGACTGCAGCGTCAAGATGTAATCGAATAATGCTTGGTTGCGGCCGTCACCTTCTTCCATCTCGCCGAACTCTGGCGTGTACTGCACAGGCCTGAGCCAGCACGGCAGCTCGTCGTAATCTTCGTCCGGCTCAATGTCATAGATGACGTCGCGCTCGTGGCCGTCGACTTTCAAACTACCATATGTGGCTTTAGACCCTACTTTGATATCGGCGTCGATGCCGACGGCCAGGCGCGCGTGCGTCTTGCATTTCATGCCACGCGGATAGCCGACAAAATAGAAGTGCTTGCCGCGGGTCGTCGCGACGACCTTGCACGCAATCTGCTCGGCCTCGATGATGTCCATCAGCTTTTCGCTCTGCGCCATGTCGTCGACATCGACGAAAATCGTCTCAGGTGCGAGCACACCGCCGTAGCCGTCGAGCTTGCGTGCCTGGGCCAATGTGAGGTATCGGCCGTCCTTCAGCTTCTGCGCACACTTCTTGCCGTTGAGTTTCACGTACCCGATAAACAGACGGTCCATCACATCACATCACCCCAAACTGCGCTAGCCGTGTTTTCGCAAGTTGGATATACCAACTCTTGTCCAAATATCCCGGGCACTTCTTGCCATGCACGTCGCCGTTATCGATAAACGAGTGCTCGCTCGTGTTACCGAACTTCTCCGGCTTGGCCTTACCTGCCTTGACGCGCCCGATCATGCCGTCCGACTCACGTGTAGACGCGAAGACTCGAAAGCACTTATCGGTGAGCCGTTCATGCCCATGCACGCCGTACTTATACTTACCGGATACCTTCACGACGCGCTGATAATCGATCAGATTATCGTCGGCCGCAATCGTGTCTTCGACAGGCACGCCATACACCATGAACTCGACGAGAGCCTTGTTGACGACGGCGAGGTCGTAGTCGAGCGGCCCCAGCTTCTTGACATATGCGCCTTTCATCTTCATCGACCCGTCTGCCGCCACGAGTACGTAATTGTTGACGTCCTTCTGGTAAACGCGGGTGAACTCATCGAATTCCAAGCCCATGCCTGTGCGGTGCTCCCACTCATATGCCACGTCGTCGACACGGTCGTAAAATGCATCAGGCCCGCCGTCGAAACCGTCGGGCATGCGGATGAGCACACCGTCGGTATTGCTCTGGATAATCTCGGCACCCACGTCACGCACGAGCTTGTGCATGAGATCGATAAGCATGAGCTGGCCGTTGACGCAAACCATGTTGGCCTGCCGCGGATCGTAGAGTGCGTTGAACTTGTCTTTGCTGGCACCATATGTGCCGTTGACGACGAGTTTCAATGCCTTCTGGCGCGGGTCCTTCGCGTGCTTCAACTCGATACGGTGGTCTCGAATATCCTTGAATTTCGACGGATCATGCACATTACGCGATAGCAGTTCGTGCGCGATCATCTCGGCCGGGTAATAACTCTCGACGTCGACGTTGATGAAATAACCCTCGCCGGCGTACTGCGCGAGCGCACCGTGCAAGCCACCCCAAGCGCACTTGTGCGGGCAGCCTGCGATGTCGAAATCGAGCGTCGCGGAGTAATCTTGATTCGCCGGGTCGAGGTACCACGAACGGATGAAATCATACGGGCCGAGGTCGAGGCACGGCAACGGCACGATGTCGAACTCGTCGTCGCGTGGGCGTGCAGGCCGCTCGGCACCCAAGATGATCGCCGTGAGCTGTGCGTCGGTCTTGCCGAGGTACACCAACGGCAAGTCGAACATCTTGAGCAGGTCCATGCGGGCGTCGAACTCGCTTTTGCGCTGCATGAATACCTCGATGGTCTGCTCGACATCGTGGCGGCAATATTTCACGGTCTCGGCGATCTCAGCCTCGGTCAATTTGCGATCGATGTCGAACGGCACCGTCGTCTCGCAGATGTCGTTGCCGAGGTACGCCTCGTGAGTCTTGAGGCCCCTGTCTGTACGCGGGTGGAATACATCATAGTTGACCATGTAAACCTTGCGCAACAAACTCGAATACTGCCAACCCTTGTGGCCTTCGGCGATGATGAAATCATTGATCGCCTTCGGGTCGAAACCGCACAAGATGCCTTTGAAAATGAACTGGTCATAATGGAGGTTGTTGTAACCTACCCAAATCTCACGCTTGTGCCCTTCGTAGAGCGCGGTGAGCGCGTCGGCATCGTTGATGATGACGCGCTCATCGTGAGTGACGGGGTTGATGACTACGACCATCCAATCGTGTTTGAAAACTTCGAAGTCGTAGAAATTGAGCATTACCGCACCTAGTCAAGCTCGAAAATATCGGTGATCTGGAAAGTGTCGAAGCCCTTGTTGTTCTCGCCGTACTCCAAGCCGTACTCGAATTTGCCGTCGACATACTCGGCGATGTCGAGCAGCAGGTCGTTATACTCGGCAAAACCTGTGAACTCGACATCGATGTCAGAACCCTCAGGCAGCAGCGAGCGCAGGAAAGCGTTCATGATATGGATCTGGAAACCCTGCGTGATGACCTGGTTCATGAAAATACGCTGGCCCTTGAACTCACCGTCGCTCACGATCTTCATCCAGCACGACGCCATCGGCTTGCCGGTCTTCTTGGTCTCGGTGAGCTCGAGCTTATCGATCGCGACCTCATAGCTGCCATGCGGCACGTCCTTGAAATCGGCGCCGCCGCCATTGGCCTCGGCGTCGGCGATATCCTTCTTGAGGCCGTCGATGTCGACCATCTTATCGAATTTGCTGAAATCCATGATGTATCCTTTCAAGTGTCAAATTACTCTTCGACGACGCGACGCTTGCGGGTGCGGCGCTTCGGCTTTTCCTCGGCAACCTCGGGCTCTGCGGCTTCATCGGCATCGAACGGCGGCTCTTCCTCAGCGACGGGCTTGGCCTTACGCACACGGCGCTTCGGCTTCTCCTCCACGGGGTCAGACTCCTCGACGACTTCTGTCTCAGTCTCAGCTTCAACCTCAACTTCAGGCTTAGGCTCTGCGACCTTACGTGTTTTCGATTTCTTAGCCTCTGCTTTCGTTCCCTGCGCCTCGAGCAATGCAGCGTTGAATGCCTCGACGGTGAGGTCGCAGCGGTCGCGCTTGAAATCGATACGGCCGCCGCCAAAGACGTTTTCGTTCTTGCGGAGCTGGAGGAAATGGCCGCGCTCGTCCATATATGCGCGGAGCGTCATGGTGACGGTGCCGGCGAGCACGTTTGCGACCTTATCTTGCAGGTTAGGCTTGAATGTCGAGACCTTCATGCCGTTGGCGTACGTGATCTCTGTGACGAGCTCCTTGGAGATATAGATGATACGGTAGCCGAGGGACTTGAGGCGCTTCATCTGGCTGAGGAACTCGGTGCGCACCATGTCCCAGCCCTTACCGTAACCGCTGTCGCTCTCATGCTTGATGCCGAGCTGGTCGAAAACATAGAATCGGCAATGCTCGTATAGGTCCTCAACCAAGTCGAGCGCGATGACGTGAAAGCTGTTGTCGTGCTTCTCCAACTCGTCGATGACCTCGCGGAACTTCGACCAAGCAAGCACCTTGTGTGTCATACGGCCTTCGGTAACGAGCTCGTCGGCAATCTGGATAAACGGGCTCGTGATGTTCTGGGTGTTGCCGTCGGTGTTGATGAACAGCACGTCATCGAAGTGGTCGACAAACGTCGACTTGCCGACGTAACTGTCGGCGTAGATCCACATATCAGGGTCGGTGATGACGGCCTCTGGGCGACGTTCGTTCTTGGGCAGGATAAGCATATCATTTCCTCCTAGACAAAAATCTTTGTAATCACACCAGTCGCATAGGCGCGACTCATGTTTCGGGAATTCGGTGGCGTTAGCCATCGTGCAAGTGCCGACTGCGAAGTCGGCGACTTTTTGAGGGTCATACTGGACACGGTACAATGCCGGCCACATGTCTTCCAACGTCGCAGTGAGACGCTCACGGAATTGGTAGAGGTCTTCGGTCTTCTTCTGCCTGATCATCGTCTTGGGTACAATCAGGAATGCCATGTCTTGGATGATCTCACCGGGGTGTGTCTTCTCGTAGAAATATTTGTAGACACTCAGCTGCCCGCTTTCAAGGTATCTGTCGACATTGTTCGAATACTTGAAATCAAGCATCGTCCACAGGCCCTTGCCGCGCGGGATGAGCATATCGATAAACCCGACGAAACCGCTGTCGTCCTCGACCTTCGTTTCAAATACCGGGTCGGTGTCGTCGTCCAACATGCCCCATGCGAGCTCGCGGGCGCGTTGACCGAGTACGCGAATCTTCATGAGCTCATTGACCATAAGGTCGGTCATGACGGGGTACGCAGCTTTGTAGTTCGCGATAGCCTCGTCGACACCGATCTCAATACACTCATGCAACATCGTACCGATCACAAGCGGGTTCGCGGCGTCGCAATTGAATGGCACTTCAAGGCCGTCGACATAATTGAGCTCGAATTTACGCGGGCACTGGGTGAAGGTACCTACCCTCGAATATGAGGTCTTGAACATCGCAATTTCCTCCTTTCTCCTTCAGGCGGGACACAAGCCGTTTGAATTGGGCGAAATCATCCGGCCAGACGATAACGGCTATACCACCGCTCTCCGTGATCTTCCCGCAGTGGTAAACCTGCAGCGGCGACGGTTTGCCGTTTGGGCCTTTGAGCTCGATTCCGACGAACCGGCCGTTGACGCATGCCAAGATGTCCGGCACGCCGGCACGTGTATTGCGGTTGGCAAAAAACTTGACATGCCATACACCTTGCGAATCGAGCCACCGTTTCAGACGGTTCTCGAAGTTCTTCTCACCTGCCAACTAATCACCTCCCATCTCAAACAGCTTCTCGGTGTAGTCACGTCGCATCGCCAACGTGTCGTAGATCTTCTCTTCGACGGTGCCTTTCGATACCAGCTCGTAATACGTGCATGGCTTGTCTTGGCCGACGCGGTGGATGCGCTTCTTCGACTGCTCGAATAGCGACGAAGCCAGAGGCGGTGAGAAATAGACGCAAGTGTCGGCTTGTTGCAAGTTCACGCCCATGGCACCAGATTGGTATTGGATGAGCGCGACCCCGTCGTCGGTATCGAAAAACGGCGACAAATCGTGTGCCTTGCCATTGAGCACGCCATACGGCCTGTACCGCTTCTCCAACTCCGCCGTGAGCCCTTCGAGCTCGACGTCGAAATTGTAAAACACGACGAGCCGTTTACTCGTGCCATCCAGCAAATCGCCGAACGCCTCGAGCTTTGCACGCGAATACGCAGCCGCCAGTTGGCGTTTAGCCGTGAGGTCACCGAACACTGTATCGCCGACGAAATCGCGGCCGAATGCCGTGATCACATTCGTCTTGGCGAACTTGCGGTAATACTCGCTCATCGGCACGTCGATGCGGATGAAACGCTGATCCGGTAGGTCGATGACGTCGTCGGTCTTGAGGAAATCGCAACCGAGCTCCTTCATCTTGCGCACCAGCCTCTCCTCGTTCTTGTAACCCGTCACCTTCGTGATCGGGAAACCCTCACGCATCGTCGTCTCCGATTCGACATATTGCCGCCAAAACAGCTTCTCATCGATGCGCCAGCCGAGCATGTTCAACTGCGTCCACAGCCGTTCGTATTTGCCGTCGACTGGCGTGCCCGACAGCAAGACGAGCTCATTCGCCCTAGCTGCCAATTTCATCGCTGCCTTAGTACGCTTCGATGATTTGTTCTGCAGCAACGACGACTCGTCGAACATCACGGCGAAGCACTTCATGTTCTGAAGCTCAGGACGCCTCCATAGCAAATCGTAATTGATCACACCGACTGCATCGGGCATATCACCGAAGGGGTCTGGCACATCTGAATAGTCCATCGACATCTCAAACATTTCCATACCATATTGTGTAGTCAAATCGAGGACGTCGATGTCGTAATGACTCCGAAAGTGGTCGACCCAATCGGCTACTTTCGACTTCTGGCATACAACCAAGGCCAAATGCCAACACTTGTCCGACATCAACTTTTCTGCACCGGTGAACGTCTTGCCGAGGCCCATGTCGTGGTAGAACGCGCATGCGCGTTTACCTTTAACACGGTCAAGGGCTGCCTGCTGGTAAGCGAACAGGCCCATTACGCGAAGAACATCGACTTGATTTCCTCGCCCGTCAAGTCGTACCGGTCGGCGATAGCCTTGATCTCCGACTGCTTGAACTCGGCTTTGCCATTGATCTTCCACGACAACGTCGATTCGGTAATACCGAGCATTCGCGCGAGCCCGCTTTGGGTATCGCCGAACTCGCGAATTGTTTCATATAGGCTTTTCATCTTTCACCTCCTTCGATCGGCGGAACTCATTATACTATGTTTTCTTTCGATTTATTCGAGTTTTTATAACTTTTTCGAAACACCTGTCACACTGTCAAACACCTGTCACACTGCTGATTTCAGGCCTGTTTGACAGTAAGTCGCATCACTACGTCGCATTTCTCACCGCCTGTCACACTGTCACACAGTTTTCTCCCCTATCCTCAGATAATTTGACTTTTATATCTATATAAGGTCTATTAGATATATAGATAAAAAATATCTAATATAGGGGCCCCTTGTTGTTTGACAGCTTGACAGGTGATGAGAAATGCGACGTAGAAATGCAAACACCTGTCACACTGGCCCGTTTAGATGTGTGACAGGTGTTTGACACTGTTTGACAGGTAATTGCTACCGCAGCGCATAGATCTGCGACATGACGGCGTCGTACTCTTTCGGGCAGACAGCTTTGATGCACGACATGTGGTTGTCAAGCACTCCCATGAGTGCGGCATAGTCCACACTGGACGCCGCTTTCAAGAACTCAGACCCAGTGAGCTCGTCAGTGATGCGCTGTTCCATCACCGTGGCATCTACAGTAGGCTTTTTGAGGTGGTCGTGGACTATATACAGCCACGCCAGCCTTTCGCATACGGCATAAGACGTGTCGCGCTTCTCCAGGTTGAGGATCTCCTCTTCGATGGTCTCGATCGACACCATTTCCATTCACCCCTAACTGAGTTTCTTCCCGACGTCATGTAGCTTCTTCCTATATTTCTCGTGCAGCTCGTGCTGCATAGGCACGATGACTTGCATGTCGTAATCGACAGCACTCAAGCTGAGTGCCAAGCGGTCGGCATACTTGCATTCGTCGTCGACGTCTCGCACAAGCTCGCAGATCATGTGTGCCGCGGCGACTTCACCTGCATCATAGAGGTCTTTGGCCGACTTCGCATAGAGCTCCTTCGTTTCGTGTTCCCACTTACACCACTCACGCATACCCGTCTCGACAGCCTTGGACTTCGTTTCCGATTCGACCGCTTGTCGTGTGAAATTCGACCACTCGACGGGGATGACGTCAATGTGCTTTGTATTCGCCACCGGCAAAAGCTGGTTGCAGTGGTCGATGAAATAGCGGTGGATGCGGCGCATGGAAATCGTCTCACAGAGGAAATGGTACTCATGCAGTCGCTTGAAACCTTCCAAACCGAGGAAATTGTAGTAATCTGCCATCTGCTCGTGCATCATCATGCCGTCGATCAGGTGGTCAGATACCTTTGCGAACACATCAATTACAGGCATCTTTACCCCTCTCAGTTCGTCCATACTTTGCGAAAGGGATGCCGCCAAGGCATCCCTTTCTTCGGCCCTGGTCGAGATACTGCGCCAGGACTCCTATTCTGTCATTAGAGCTTCGTGACGACGACCGCGGTGTTGTCGATAGTGACAGTCGCCGGAACGGTCGCGCTGGTGATCACGAGCGTGAGCGTCGAGGTGCTGTCGCAGCACTGGTTACGCACGATTGCCGGGATATTGACCGACACAGTGCCCGCGGCTGCCGCGGTGATGGTCTGCGTGGCACCCGGCACGGCGACGCCGTCTTTGAACAGCGTGACGGTATATGCACCGGCAGCGGTAGGCGTGAATGTGACGCTGGCGTCGACATCGAAATAGCCCTGGCCCTTAAGCAGGACGCCGTTACCCGACAGGACGGCATTGCAGCCGAAACGGCGGACAGTCGTACCGAGCGGGATAGCCGTACCTGCAGCCGTAGACAGCGTGAGTACGGTACTAGACGGGTCGGCAGTGTAGATTGCAGATTTGCATGACATGATTTGTCCTTTCTATTGAAATAGGGGCACAGCCTGAGCCATGCCCCTATCTTGCCCAGGCGAAAATGCCTTATCGATCAATGTTCGTTTAGATATTTGCCGTACCGCAGCAGCCGTTACCGCAGAACGGGCTCGGGCCGGCGTTGTAGGCGAAGGTGTTGGGGTAGCGTACCACGCCACACATCGCCTGGGACAGCTGGAGTTGGTTGATCTGGTTCTGCATGTCGGCCATGCGGTTACCGGTGATGGTGTCGAGGACCTTCTGCGTCTGCTCGGTCACAGTCTGCTGGATTGCAGCGGTGTTGATCGCACCGTTGTAATTGACGGAGTCGATACCGCGCTGGGTGGTGCAGCAGCAGTTTGCGAGCTGGGACGACAGCGAATAGTTGCCGTCCTTGATGGTGTCCTGCGTCTGCGCGAAGTTACGGAGGTTCTCGTAGCCAACAGACGCGAGGCCCTGGCTGGTCTGCATGAACTGCGTCTGCATCTGGTCGTTCATACGCCCGACCTGGTTTGCCAGGTCATTGAAGTTCATGGCGTTGCACAGGCCGGCCTCAGTCACGGGCTGCTCGCCGGCGTTGCGGTTGCCACCGAAGCCGTTGCCACCCCAACCGAAGATCATCGCGAAGAGGATGATCACCCACCATGCGTTGTTGCCGCCGAAGCCGGACTCGCCGGAAGCGGCCGCGATGTCGGAAAGTGAATACTCAGACATAGACATCTCAATTCCTTTCTAATACTAGACATCTTATATGCTCAAGTAGGTCGACGGCCGTACGCTCCGCTTCACTACCCAAACATTCGCTTGATTGCGTTTATATCGATACCGTGCTCACTCGCGATCTGCTCGGGGCTCTTGCCCTTGTTCGCATTGATGAATTCCGCAAACTGCGGGTTGCTCTGCATCATCTGGCGCATGACTTGCTCTGGGTTTGCATTACGCATCATATTGACAGCCTGCGTAGCCGATCGCAGTGGGTTTGGCTTCTGTACACCGCCAAATAGGCTACTCGCCATTGTCGATCGCCTCCCTCAGATGCTTCATCGCTGCATCGAATTCATCACGTGTCACGTATTGCTGCACCGGTTCTGGCTTGTCTTCGACCGGCTGAAATGCAAAAGCACGGATGGTCGGAAAACCGGCACCATCCGTGCTTTTAACATACATGATGTCGTTATCTGCGTCGAACAGGGGCACGACGGAGTTGGGAGGCATTTGGTATGCCTTGGCCCCGTCCATACCAGTGACACGGATCAGCTGCATTCCCTGCTGCATTTGGGCGCGTTGCTGAAACTGCTGCATCTGGTCCATGGCGAATTGCTGCGGTGTGCCAACAGGTTAATACGCGTTGTAGTTACCGAACATCATGCTTTCTCCAATCCTCCATCAACGGCGG